CTTCGAGTATGGGAGAATTCAAGGTGCTAAAACTACAAGTAAAGGAGATTAGAATGCTAGAGCCTGATGAAGTCGACTTATTGAATATAGTGGAACTACGGAGAGAATTACGACATGCGTTACAATGTCGGACAGACACAGAACAGGAGACGTTTCCGGACATACGCGCAGCAATGCGCGCACTGCAAGATGCAAAGGCACTCCGCTGCATCTGTACCGGCTTTGTGATCCAGTATGAGGGTGGATGTTGTTGCGCGCACGGAAAAGCAGTTAAGCTGGCGAAAGATAATCTCAAGCAACTATTGGAAGCGCTCTAACGTAATTTAAACACAGTTTCCCCCGCGCCTGCGGGGATAGGCCCTACATGGCAAATATAACCATTACCCGAACTAACATCGGACTACCGGAAGGCAATAGTCTTGCTGGTGCGCGCAGCGTGCTGTTCGACTGCTTCAAGGGATTCACCGATCAGGACAACAAGCGATGGCACCGTTTTTGGAAGATGCTAATCAGCAAAGAGCCGGGCGAGATGGCTGAAATCGAGATGACTTTTCCCAGGTCCGGTCCGTTCCATCGCCGCCACATGGCAATTGAACAGCAGGTATTTGATGCGCAAGAGAAGTTTCAGGACTTCGAGCAGTTCCGCTACTGGCTGAAGGTTGGGGCGGCTTGGGTTACGTGGGCGGCTGGTCCAAGTGGTGGTGTGGTACCGATCCCAAAGAGCATCAGCTACAGCAAGGCCGACGAAGAAGAGTTCAGGCTGTACCACGCCAAGGTAGTGGACTTCCTGCGCGGTCCACATGCGGCAAAATACATGTGGAAGCATCTAGGCGAAGAAAAGGCGCGGGAAATGATGGAAGTTATTTTGCAGGGGTTTGGGGAATGAACCTTCAAAAATCCAATAATTACCGAAATAGAAAGCTGCTCGACTTAGCGCACCGGATGGACGACTGTCAGGTAGGCATTCCAGGGGTATGCACCGGCTATTCGCCGGGCGGATGTGAACCCGCGCACAGTAATCAAATGGAAGACGGCCATGGACGCGGTATTAAGAGCCACGACGCCCTTCACGCCGCTTGCTGCCATGCGTGTCATGTGGAGATCGATCAGGGGAAAAGTCTGGATCGAGAACTGAAACAATTTTATTTAGATCGTGGAATCAAGCGCACTTTGACTGAGTATTTCAAGCGCGGATGGGTGGTGCTGGCATGAATTCCCCCTATTCGCGCCTAGCAAAGCCAAAAGCACTCAGTCCCGGCGAAGAACTGCTTGCCCTGCATATCAGAGCGGCTAAGCTGCCTGAACCAGCGAGGGAATTTATTTTTCATCCGACCCGTAATTTCAGATTTGATTTCTGCTGGCCGGATGAACGGTATAGACTGGCTGTTGAAATTAATGGCGGCAACAGACTTGCCACAATCGGCAGGGATGGCAAGCCATACGCGGTTGGTAGGCACACCCAAGACAAAGACCTAACGAAGCTCAACGAGGCCGTTTTATTAGGTTATCGAGTGCTTACTTTCACGCCGGACATGGTCAAGAGCGGCGAGGCTATTCAAATTATCGAAAGGGCGCTTAAACTATGAGCAAGCGAGACATCTCCATGCAGAAAAACCATTTTGCCAGCACCGGCAAAATGGTCGGGCTGGGATATATTAGCGTTTGGCTAACATAGTCATGTTGAATCGCATGTGCTATATTTGATATATGGGCAGAAGATCATCACTCACGGCTAAGCAGTGGGAGTATGTTGGAAAGCAGCTACTCCCACCGCACAACAGGTCAGCAAGGAGCTTGGCGAGGGAATTAAACACGTCCGAAGCCTCCATTCGTCGCAAGTTCCCTTCGCGGCGAAAAGATGTGAAAGATGTGGCAAATCAAATTATTGCGGCGGAAGATAATTTTAAACAGCTTCCTTTAGCGTCGCAAATTGACGCACTTACTCTAATAGATGAGATTAAAACGACGCGCACCCATTTGATGAGCGCGGCCAACTACAGCGCAATGAATGCGCATCTTTTAACGAGGATAGCCAACACTGAGCTAAACAAGATTGATGAAGCTGATGTGGCCAACCAAGGTGCGTTGCTGATGACGGCAATGACATATCAGTCGAGTGCTACCGAGGCCAGTAAAATACCTTTGAAACTATTTGAAATCGCATCCAGGCCCCAGACGGCAATTCAAATCAACAATACCAACCAATCGGACGTAAAGGGTTTCATTGTGTCACCCGAGCAGGCGGAGGGAATGGAAGAATGGGCGACGCTGGTTCAGGCTCACAAATCTCAGGACGAATAGTTTGGCGTCCTCAGCCTGGGCCGCAAACGCTCATGTTGTCGTGCCCCGTCGAGGATATTCTGTTTGGCGGCGCGCGCGGAGGGGGTAAATCGGATGCGTTGCTTGGTGATTTTGCCGCGCATGTAGGGCGGAATGAAGGCAAGGCAGCAGGTATTATGCTGCGCCGCACTACTCCGCAGCTTGAGGAATTGATTAAGCGTTCAAAAGAAATTTACCCGGCCATAGGCGCTAAATGGCTATCCGGCAAGCAAATTTGGAAGTTTGAATGCGGATCGAGCTTAAAGATGCGATGGCTTGAGCGCGATGAGGACGCGGAAAATTATCAGGGACACCAATACTCATATTTGGGGATTGATGAGCTGGGGAATTGGCGTGACCCCGCACCGCTCGACAAGATGCGGGCGACTCTCAGAAGTCCGCATGGGATAAAATGTGTTTCAAGAGCCTCCGCAAATCCTGGTGGGGTAGGTCACCAGTGGCTTAAAGAGCGCTATGTTATGCCATCCCCGCCAATGGTTCCGTTCTACGATTCAGAAAAGCATGTAAACCGAGTATATATTCCGTCCAGGCTAAAAGATAACAAGAGGCTGATGGAGGCAGACCCAGCCTATATTGATCGACTAAAATCATCGGGGCCACCGTGGCTCGTCAGAGCGTGGCTGGATGGTGATTGGGACGCCAGCGCGGGCGATAGCTTCTTTACGGAAGACTCGCTTAAACTGGAGGGGCAGGCCATCCCCTACCCATCACGGTGCGACCAAGTGTTTGCCGTTGTTGATACCGCCCTTAAAGACGGGCTTGAACATGACGGGACGGCAGTAATCTACTATGCGAGAAACAAAATACACGGGACGCCGCTAGTTATTCTGGATTGGGATGTAATTCAAATATCGGGGGATTTGCTCGAACAATGGTTGCCTTTAGTGAACCGTCGGGCCGAAGAGCTAGCCCAACAAGTCAAGGCTAGAGAGGGGTTCGTCGGCACGTATGTGGAAGATAAGGCAAGCGGGATTGTGCTGATCCAACAGGCTCAAAGGCGCGGCATGCCCGTTTATAAAATTGATGGCGCACTTACTTCCATGGGGAAAGATGGCCGCGCGTTGAGCGTTAGCGGATACGTTTATAGCGGCATGGTAAAAATCACGCAATACGCGTATGATAAAGTTTCAATTTATCGTAACCAGAGCAGAAATCATTTCCTTTCGCAAATTTGCGGATATAGAATAGGTGCGAAGACACAACATCAGCAGGATTTGCTAGACTGTTTTTGCTATGGGTGCGCTATCGCGCTAGGTGATACAAAAGGATATTAGCTATGGCAATCTGGAACTCCGATGTAGATAACGCAGGGCCAGCTACGCTAGGCGTAGGCTCAAGTATGCCATCCTCGCTCATGGAGCTGCTGGCTGTTGACGGCATCGAGCCAGGAAGCCAGCCCGATTACCAGATATGCAAGACCATACTCATCGACCATCCGCTCGGATCGGAGCTATGCGAAAATCCGTGTACTCTCGCACAAAGCCAAAAGCGCGAAATACAGATTCAAGGTTACCCGGAGCGCGAGCTTAAAGAAGCATTCGCTAAAGAGTGGGAATCACTTCAAGCTGATCAGAATATCCGCAATACGCACACGCTCAGCCGAGCTTATGGCATTTCATCGCTTGTTGCTATAGGTGAAAACGATGATAGCGAAAAGCCGCTGGACTTGGATAAATTATCGAAGGGGAATATTTATTTTAATGTGCTCGATCCGCTTAATACGGCCGGGAGTTTAGTTCTCAACCAGAATCCGAACTCAAAAGATTTCATGAAGCCGGACGACTTGAAAGTATCGGGTAAAAAATATCATCCCAGCCGGTGCGTAGTAATGATGAATGAGCAGCCTATCTATATCCAGTTCACCACATCCGCATTCGGGTTCGTTGGGCGTTCTGTTTTCCAGCGTATCCTGTTTCCGCTCAAGAGCTACATTCAAACGATGCTAACGGATGATTTCATTGCGATCAAGGCCGGGCTACTGATAGCGAAGATGCAATCACCTGGCTCTATCATCGACAACCGCATGAAATCTTTTTTCGGTGTTAAGCGCCAAGCGATTAAAGGCGCGCGTACCGGTAATGTGGTATCCATTGGCACTGAGGAGAATGTTGAATCGGTTGACCTGAAAAACATGGAGGCACCCTATCGGCTGGCGCGAGACAACAGCCAGCATGATTAACAAGGAAACGATGGTGGAGGGTTTCGGAGAGGGCACGGAAGATGCCAAGGACAAGGCCAGATACATTGATGGCATCCGCATGGAATTGGCTCCCCTTTATAATTTCTTTGATAATATCTGTATGCGCCGCGCGTGGACTCCTGAGTTTTACGCGTCGCTACAGGTGAAATATCCCGATTATGCAGAAATGTCATACGAAACGGCATTCTATCAGTGGAAAAATGCGTTTATTGCAACCTGGCCGAATTTGCTCCAAGAGCCTGATTCGGAAAAGTCCAAAACGGATGACATCATCCTGAAAGCCGCAATTGCGGTATTCGAGGTGCTTGCCCCAAGCCTTGATCCAGAGAATCGGGCTAGAACGGCATTGTGGTTGGCCGATGTTGTCAATGCGAGAAAGTTGCTATTCGACTCGAATCTTGATTTGGATGAAGAATTACTTGCCGCTTACGAACCGCCAACACCAATCAAGGAACCGGAAAATCCGGCGGAATCGGGAAGGGATTAGCGCATCAAATGGCCCAAGAATCGTTTAGCCAAATCATTACCCAAGCCGTGCGCGACATGGCGGATAATGGTTTTGCCGACATGCAACGTTTGCAAAACTGGATACGCAAAATAAAGTATGCCGCCGATAAAGAAATTCCATCCGAATATGCGCTGGCCGAAATGGTGCGGCATGGGCTGGTAACCCAATTCAAGAGATCGGTCACGAATCACGGCATCATAAAGCAGTTCCCGCAGGTATCCCGGTTCACGATAGACCATATCGCACCGATTCTGCGCAACGAGCTCGACCGCCGCATACTGGCATCAACCAGCCTAATCAAATTAAACCGCGAGCAAGCGATTGAAAAGACCTTGCAGCGGTTCAGCGGATGGGCAACCTCTATCCCTATCGGCGGATCAAAAACAGTCGATAAAATTGAGATCAAGGCATCAATCGGCAAGTCGCTGCAAACGGCCAGATACGAAGTGCGCAGGCTGAACATCGACCAGGGACATAAGATGCTGTCCAATATCGCCGCCGTCGTAGCCATCCAGACCGGAGCCATCGCCGCGCGTTGGCGGCATGTGCACATGGCGAATTATGACGGCAGGCCGGAGCATATCGAGCGCGACGGCAAAATCTATGCGTTGCGCGGGAATTGGGCGCTGGAAAATGGGTTGATGAATAAGTGCGACGGGTATTCGGACGAGATAGACCAGCCCTCTGAATTTGTCTATTGTTTCCCTCCGGATTCAAAAATCCCATTCGCTGACGGAATAGAAAAAGCGTTCCGGCACTGGTATAGCGGAGAACTTACCACTCTTGTCATGGCCTCTGGCAAAACGCTCCGAGGAACACCGAATCATCCAGTCCTTACGCCCGATGGATGGGTCGCGCTGGGAAGCCTCAAGAAAGGCGATTATGTTATCGAAGTTGCCAGTGAATTGCTCGTTCCGCTTAAAGAAAATCAAAATGATGGAATACCCACAATCGCGGAGATATTTAGCTCGCTCCAAGAAAACGGGGTTATGCAATCGCGCAGCGGTAGCGCCGCAGACTTCCACGGCGACGGTTCCGATAGTAACGTCGATACAGTATTTGCCGCAGACGGTTTGACCGAGAGCATTAATGCCTTTAGACCTAAAGTTATCGATAATCTCGCGCTCCCCAAAACCGACGATAAACTTTTGTCGGCTGGCGCGTTTAAGAAGTTCTGCATGAGATGCTTTGCTGCCAGTTCTAGCCTTATGCGCGGCATCTACACGGGCTTGTCTAGCGGCTTCTGGCATTTGAGCCATGCTAACTATATTGGCAACGGATTGACCTCTTATGGCAATACCAGCATCCTTCAATCTGGTAATGACAATGGGGCGCGAAAGTTTCAATCTGTCGCAAATGGAAAGCAAGCTCTCACCAGATTGGTACGATTCAATAATTGGCTTAATGTCAATATTAAGTCTATATCTTTGGGGTTTAACTTTTCCTCCTATATCAATTCCAAGGCGATTAATAGCCCCGAAGAGAGAACTGGTTTTCCAGCCGATAATCTTTGCAATCTTTTGGACGGACTTCCCTTCACTGCGAAGCCTGTTGAAATTGTCAATGTCGATAGGACGGGCTATTCTGGGCATGTTTATAATCTCCAA